TCTATTGTACGCAAAACGTTAAAGAAATATGACAGACGTGACATATTTGTACATCCCTGTATGATATCCTGCATGGTTTCATTACAGAAATTCCTCGTGAACTCTACTTGCCAAGCACTCTCCTTATCTATACGAGGTGGTTGAAATGTAGGATCTAAAATTTTACTTGCGTGTAGGAGGCGAAGATAGACGTTATCCACTCGCTCGTATACCAATGTATTTTCAAGTAGAACTTCACACATTCGCTGCCTCACCTCCAATGTTTTTTTCACCATGGCGTCGAGGAATTTTTCGTATTGAATAGACTGTGTGTTTGACTCTAAATATACCCAATCAGCGAGGGGCTCTGTGTTGATGTAATCTGTAAAAGTCGTGTATCGTCCGACACTTTTAATGTAGCGTTCATATTCAATCTCAACATATGAAAGATCAGACTCTACATCATGAATATGTCGAGCAGACTTAAAAAAGGAGGTCATTTGATTTAAAGACGGTTTGTTTCTTTAAACACCTAAGTGGCTCCTGTCTACGTGAAAAGTATGTACTCTTCAATCGCTAATAACAGTTTTTCCTACCTCCTCACTATAAATGATTTTCGAAATCAATTACCCGAGGAGTTTAAACCCTCTTGGATAAAGATTACCACAATTACGATGGTCTCGAGCTTTGTCCAAGAAATTGACATCGACAGATTACGGACCACTTTTGAGAGGATTGGTTCTTACAAGATGAGGCGACAAGGATCAAAAACGGATGGATTTGAATGGAAATTGAAGCCAACTACATTTTACAATCAGGTCACACTTACCTACCACGATACATACAGTACGAAGTCTGTAAAGGTGTTCCCAAATGGAAGTATCCAAGTTGCAGGGTGTTGTGATCTCTTCGATTGTAAGCGCATCATCACCCAACTTATTTTCATTTTCAAAAACTTTTTGGGTATGACCAACACAGCTCCAGTGGAATCTTTCCGGGTTGTGATGATCAATTCAAACTTCAGTCTCAATTATAACATTAACCTGATGCAAGTTTCAGATTGGTTTGAGAGGTACAATGACATTTTTAAGGTGTCTTTTGAACCAGATAGATATTCGGCGGTTAAGATTAAGTTCAAACCAGCCCATGATATGAAAGAGATTACTTGCAGTATATTCAGCACAGGGAAGATTATAATCACAGGGGCAGAGACCCTAAAGGAAATTGCATTTGGGTACAATATAATTAATCAGCACATCAACGAGAACCCCAGAATTAGGGTTTCTCGAACTACAGAGACGGATGTATTTGATATATTTTTGGGGTACAGGTGTGATCCCTTTGTGAAGGTTTTGAAAGAGAGAGGTTTTGAGTCATGGATGAAAACTATATCCAATAGACAAATTAATTTCTAGGTGTATTTTAATAAAAGATGTCTCAACGACTTGGCATGGCCGATGGTCGATGCTTCACCATAAACACGTCAGCCCAACTGTTCAACAACTACGTGATGAAACAGAACAACATTTCCTTCGAGGACAACTATTCGTACCGTCAGCTGCTCCAAAAGTCTGGACCAGAGATGCTCTCTAAGATCCAAGACGAGCAGGGGAAGACCAACTGCAATGACTGCAATAAACCACTCGTCAACGCCTCCAAGATTTACTAACTGAGCTAAATTTGGTAAAAAACTTTACACCCGTACTATAGAATGTCAACATGTTCCATATGTCTAAATGAGGTCAAGTCGACTCGGGCAAATCCACCGACTCGATGCGGACATATGTTTCATTCCCACTGTCTACAGGAATGGAAAAATAAAGGTAAAAATACTTGTCCCGTATGTAGAAAAGTTTTTGATGCTTCGCAATTTAAAATTACAGTCACAGTACAGAACAATCACACAGCAGTGTCAAATACTGTGTCATTGAATGAAAATACTACAATGGAGGTTATGGATCTTTTCGACTTATCCTTCGATGGTGTCGAAAATTTGATGGATTTAGATAGTATTCTATCGGACCTTGGGATGAGTCTTTCCGACTTTGATGCCGGAATTCTTGACGCAGAATGAACTACAGTACTTCTCATAGTTTAGACCTGGGTAGTTCCTAGAAGCTTTACGGGGATCTTTTATCATACCCCCCTTAGCGTCAGTCAGAAGTGGACCCGTAGCCCACCCCCTCTTGTGACTGAATACGTTAGCTTTGAATACAATACGTTTCCCAGTTTTGAAGGTTCCAGCCTTCTTTATCCTTGACTCTGGTACCTTGAAGAACTTAGCTACCGATTTTATGGTATCTCCAGGCTTCACTTTGTATTCTACAACACCATGTTGCTTGTAAAAGTGAAAGTCACCCTGACGAATATAGTTCGTTGGTCGCCCAGGGGAAACAAACATCATGACCTTGAAGTAGCCCTTTTTACATTTTGTATTCGCATCAACCTTGTAGACCTTTTTGGGGTTGTCTGATATGACGCGGTTTGGGAGACCTGTACAGTGGGTATAGTTGTGATTACCATTTGACAATCCAGATCTATCACCTGGTATAGACTTCTGCCATCTATAGGCTTCATAGTCACCAACAGCGTACGCATAGCAGTTATTGTTACCTATACCTGTACTTGTCCCCCATCTTCTATTTGTAAACCTACTTTCTGACCCACTCAGGGGGAGGTCTTTCATTTGAAGTAGGGATAGAAAAAAAAATATCCACCCCTAATAAATGATCAAGGAGGTTTCCAAATCCGAAAGTAAGTCTGACATTCTCTCTGAAATTCTCATCTTCGTGCTCACAATCCTCATCAGCACCTTCATCCTCCGCCTCGTGTGGAACAGGTCGCTCGTGAAGCACATCTCTATCCTCAAGCCTATCAAGAACTTGACGGATGCCCTCATTCTCGCCATCTCCATGACCGTCATCCGTGGCCTCTAAACTTCATTGTATCCAACTAATTGTTTACCATTGGGGTCTACGAGTGTCGGGAACGCATCCATACCAGCACACGATTCTTCATCGCAATCGATAAACGTATGAGGTATGTTTTGATTCTTCATGTATTCTAACTGCTTACGAGTCCATCCACATCCCATGGTCCCGTAAACCGTCCATTTCTTACCGTCTTTTGGTGGCGCGACGGCGTCGCCTCGTAAGAGAATCACTATAACAACAATCAATAGAATCATGAAAGCAATCATATTTTATTATAGGTAAATATTAAAATGTCTTCAACTGAATTTACTATTGGAACTAAGAATGTCACACTCAAGTACACCAGGAAAATGCCCCGTGGTGAAGTTGAACGGATGAAGTCATTCGTCACTAAGGATGGGGTGAAGCTCACCAAGACCCCAAAGTTTAAGATACTTTCTCAGGTTGATGAGGGCACTACGCGCACATTCAAGATCGTACTTTAATCATCTCCGTCTGCGGGGGATTAGCTTGGGAGGAGCAACTTCCCGTTGTTTTTTCATAACAGCCACCGCCCTCGCAAATGCAGCCTCCTTATTGATTGGTGTACTGGCTTTCTTTTTTTGAGCTATGGGGAGTTTCCCGAATTTTCGCGGCTTTGGTAGGGGTAACGCTCTAGTTTCACCAGTGAGGAAGGGTTTAGATAAAATATTTTCAAACCCCGGTAGGTAAAAGGTGTGGGCGATATTTTTACGGTCGGTGCCAATCAATCTATAGTCTTTAATAACCGTGCTTTTGCGACCCAAATACATGGGTGGTAAGAGGGACTTAATAAAATTCCTCACCCCTGGGGTTTTCGATTGCGTGGTCATTTCGTAAAGACTGTTCAAGAAAAAGTGTATATCGTATAGTTTGTGAGAGTTTCTGGAAATTCCAATATTTTTAAAGTAATTGTCGTTTATCAAAGGGTTTTTTATACGAGGGAAGAGTGAAAATCCAAAATCAATCATCACAGCCTCGATACCACCATTTGAAATTGTATACGTTTTGTTGTTTAACTCAACTTTGATATTCTTTTCGGGTACCTTTTTTATCAAAATGTTGCCTCCATGAAGATCGTGGTGTCTGAATTTTGGATATTTTCTATGAATCCTGTAGAGATTGTAAATAATTTGAACTATAAGAGACTTTTGTTGTTCTAATGTTGGGTTGGTATTCCACCATTTTCTTAATTCTACACCATCGATGTATTCCATATAGATGATGACTTTATCACTGCATGTCTTGTATATGTAATTTTCTGGAACACCGAAGCCCTTCAACTTTTTCGCAATTGTGTATTCCATTCGAGCTGGATTTTGTTTGATATAGTTCTGCAATTCAGCGAGGGTTGTATTATTTCCAGGTAACTTAACTTCTTTATAGGCTACATATCTCTTACCATCCCCATTCACATTCCCTTTGAATACATTTCCATACTCTCCAGATCCAACTTTCTTTGTTGAAGGTAAATACTTTTGGGGTGAACACCCCTTTTTTCCTCTAAGAATCTTCTTGAGATTCTTCTCTATGTTGGACATTCTTACTTATTCGTAAGAAGTTTTTTCTTCTTACCAATAGGGATTGGATTTTTTTTTTATTTTTTGGGATCTTAGACATCAACCTCCTCGTCAACCTCCTCCTCCTCATCCTCCTCCTCGGGGCCTGGGAGGTCGAGGCCTTGGAAGGCGAAGGAGGGGAGCTTCGTAGACTGCTCCAAGAGACATTGGTTGAGCCTCATGGTCACACCGAACTTGTTATCGATGAACCAGATGCTACTGAGGTCGATGATGCACATAACCTTCTGACCCTTCTCGATGGCGTCGACCGTCGTAGGCTCACGGTTCATAGTGTAGGCCTCGGGGACAAAGGTGCCATCGGGCTTGGTCGTAATCTTCAGCTTCATGGTAGAAGGGTACTGCTCCTTACCTGGGCGAACCATTGGCTTGTAGAGAGCCTCCTTGAGAACCGCGACGTTGAACTCCTTACCGAGCCACTCCTTAGAGTTCTTGGCAACGGTGTTGACGATGATGTTGTCGAGCTCGGAGAGCGTCTTGTGCACCCCCATAGCCTGCTCGTTATCAGGGTCAAATGAGAGATCGAGGGAGTAGGTGGTGCGTCCAGTCCCCTCGTCAGTAAAGGCACTGAGACCGAAGGGGGATCGCATGAAGGGGAGTTGAAGATAACATTTTTTGTTGCCGCCGGCGTTTAGGTAGACGGTTTTACCGCCATTCTTGTTCTTACGGAGGTTCGAGAAGCCCACGGAAGCGGGGGAAAGTTCGGAGATTTGTTGAATAGAGAGCGACATTGTTGGTTGGTTATATCTATCTTAGGGGGCTCGACTTTAAGTAAGTTTTTTTGTTGACATATATCAAAAGTATAATGGGTCTCTTTAAAGACTGTGGCTGTGGGTGCAATGGTAAGAAACAGGAGGACAAATTTATAATTTCTATAATTTCTGGTCTTACATTCTTTGTCATTGCCAACCCTGAAACTTTCCGCCTCGTCAGGCGAGTACTTGGTCCAAGTATCGCAACACCAAATGGATGTCCATCTACATTTGGTCTCGTTGTTCACACGATCGTTTTCACTCTCATCGTTTGGGCTATGATGAACGTGAAAAAGGAGGGTGGTAAGAAGAAATCAGGGTGTGGGTGTGGTGGTAAGAAGGGAACAAAGGTTTCTGTCGCAGCACCAGTTCCCATGGTTGACGCTCCATCCCCAGAACCCGATTTTGGTGAACCAAGTATAGACCTAATTGACAGTGGTCGAAATCTCGAGTCCCACGCCCTTGACTCTGACGGAACAATGTACTAATTAAAACTCTTCATCAAACCCAATATCATCCGAGGTGTCATCCATCTTTCCGTAGTCTCCTACCCTCTTCTCGAAGAAGTTGGTTTTTCCATCCAGGCTGATATTTTCCATAAAATCGAAGGGGTTCTTAGAACCCCAAAGTGTAGGCTGTCCAATCTGCTTGAGAAGGCGATCCGAAACATACTCGATGTACTCGGACATCTTCTCAGAGTTCATTCCTATGAGGTTGCAGGGAAGGGCATCCAAAATGAACCCCTTTTCAATTTCCACAGCCTCTCTAACTATGGAGTGAATAACCTCAGTAGAAGGTTTGTTACGGAGTTGTTTAAACAACTCGACGGCAAACTCTTGGTGGAGGCCCTCATCCCTAGAAATAAGTTCATTCGAGAAGCACAGGCCGGGCATCAGGCCCCGTTTCTTGAGCCAGTAGATGGCACAGAAACTCCCAGAAAAGAAGATTCCCTCTACACAGGCGAATGCGAAGAGGCGCTCGGCGAAGGTTCGGGACTTGGTATCGAACCATTTTAGGGCCCAGTTGGCCTTTTTTTGAATACAGGGGACGGTTTGTATAGCCTCGAAGAGGTGTTTTTTCTCAGTAGAATCTTTGATGTATTTGTCTATTAGTTTAGAGTACGTCTCCCCGTGGACCATTTCATTGTGACATTGGTATGCATAGAATGAACGGGCCTCAGAGATTTGTACCTCATCGGCGAAATTGTTATTGATATTCTCAAAAACAATTCCGTCGGAACCAGCGAAGAATGCCAGGATATACTTGATGAATTTCTTTTCATTATCGTTTAAATTTTTCCAGTCTTCCATGTCACTAGACAGATCTACCTCTTCCGCTGTCCAATTGGACATTTGAGCCTTCTTGTAGAGTTCCCAGAGCTCAGGATACTTCAGGGGAAAGACAGTAAATCTATCGAGGGTTGATGCTAGGATGGGTTCGTATTCATCTTCAATATATTCCTGGTATTCAAAGTAGTTTCCGATATGACGTCCGTCAATAAATATTTGAGGGTAGGAATCGATACTGCCACCACATAATTTTTTTAGTTCCTCCTTTTCTATCAAAATCTTTTCGTATTCGAGACCCTCCGCTTCACTGAGGGTCACCGCGTGGTCGCAATATTGACATCCTTCCTTCGAGTAAATAATAACTTTCATCTGTGATATTATCCCTGATTATTTTTTGTGAGAAAACTCTAAGCATGATTGTACCATCTGAAATAAACGAAAATGATATAGTTAAACTATTTGTAAACGAAGACGGT